CAAAGAACCAGCATAGCTCGGTCTGAATACGAGCGAATGATTAAGAAAACCAAAGATTACATTTTGAGCAATGCACCCTGTGTTTTACATATCAATTAGGAGTTGAAATGTTCCGCAAAAACGACCCCATTACGAGCAAACAAGCAGCAGACAAAGTGGATTTCAAAGCCAAACATTACGACCAAATCCTCGCAGTTCTTGTGCTTAATGGCCCGCAAGGAAAAGACGGTATAGCAGATCGTTCTACACTTGACCCTAACCAAGTCGCTAGGCGTCTTAAAGAGATGATGCAACTAGGTTTAGTGCGTCTTACAGGTAAAACAGTTAAATCAAAATCAAATCGAGAGGAACGAGAATGGGAACTAGCCTAAAAACAGTCACAGTAAAGCTCAAGGTCACTATTAACAATGACGACCCTGACTTGATAGACAAGATTGCTGGAAGGGCTTACACCATTTCTGGCGTTGTAGATGTAACTGCGAAACTAAAAAAGACCAATGAACAACAAGTTAAACAAAGCGCAACGAGCCTATCTAGCAATGGTCAAGGAGCAACCTTGCTCAGTGTGTGACTTGCCAGGGCCAAGTGAAGCCCATCACATAGAGCAAGGTCTTCAATATACCTGCGTTGCTTTGTGTCCAGACTGCCACCGAGGGTCAATGATGGGGTGGCATGGTCAAAAGAGAGCTTGGGCAATCCGCAAAATGAACGAGCTGGATGCCCTTAACGTGACGATTGAGAGATTATTCGCTCAACACTTCTAAAGCATGGTTAATGCGCTTTAAACGGTCATCTTGGCCCAATAGACCGCCGTTAATGCGCTTAGTCATGGTTTCGTATTGTTTTGTATCTGCAAGCTCGTTTAAACCGTGTTTACGCCAAAACCAGCCAGCAGACAAAGCAGCGTATTGCTGACCAACAAGCAACTCAGGATAATGCAATAAATCAGCCTGCAAAGAATCACCACACAAAGTGTAATTGTCCTTTCCTGTCAATTGGATAAGGCCACGACCATGATATTTCCAGCCCTCGCCTGATTCTTCATTTCCGTTGCCCATGCGACCAGCATAGACCTTGTTGGCAATCTTTTCAGGTTTGTGAGCGTATTCATCAACATTTTCAGCATCAAAACGGCTAGGCCATACACGCATTAGAGCTTCAGGTTTGTAGTTAAGGTTTTCTTCTAAAACACGAAAGCCACCTGATTCATGCCCACATTGACCAATAAAAGCAGCTTTACGCAAGGCTGTATTGATCTCAAATCGAGCGAAAGTTTCTTGGAAGGGTTCAAACCATTCTTCAGGAATGTCAAGCTGGCGTAGTTGTTCGATGTTCATTTAATTTCCAATAGTGAGTTATATGCTGAGATACAAGCGTTCAATTGGTTGATTGCTTGATCGCCTCTTTCTGTGATGGAGACAAGAGCTTCACTAACTCCTGCGTCAAGGTCGGCTCTTGCTTCTGTATTCCCGCTGGGAGAGGAGGAATCGTTGGACACTGAGCTACAACTGGCAATTGGGATTGACAGCCGCACAGCACCAGAGGCAAGATTATTCCGAAGCGTTTTAGCAGCTTGGTCAGCCTTGGCTTGCGTAGAGGCCAAATCGCTAGAAATCGAGGCAATTCGTTGATCTCGGTCATTAGATATTTCCTTTGCTTTCTGGTTAGCCGCCTCTAGTGCAGCCTGTGCTATTGCACGTTCTTTGTCAAATTCTGATTGCTCATGCTCATAAACAGCCACAGCAATAACCAACCAGCTTACCAATATAGCAATTAGCTTCCACGGTATCATCATTTTGGCTGCTCCTCATGATTCTTAGCAATAACTGTGCTGACCATGCCCAAACCCTTTTCAGAAGCAATGCCACCAATAGCGCCAACAATCAATAGCACTATGTCATTAAGCATCTTTGTATAAGCCTGGTCAATAGGAGCCATTGCCTTCATTGGCTGCTCAACAAAGGTCAGGGAATAGAGCATCATGAATGTGATGCACACAAACACAAAGACCACCGAAAAGACCACAAAGGCCCACATTCGGATTTTAATTTCCTCTGGTGTCAGGCGCATTTGGGAGGTTTTTCTGGAGAATAGGAGCGACCAAATACTCGGGGCAATTTTGTGCGAACTCACAAACTGGCCTTTGGCATTTCGCAGCCGTAAATTGGCTTGGGATTTGACACTGGTATCTTGTTCGGTCATCGCAACCAAACAAACTAAGAGTGCTTGCGAACAGAATGGCTATTCTTTTTAGCATAGTCAATTGATTCCTGCACAAACAGATAGCCAACGTAACCAAAGACAACAACCAGAACAACAATCAGACCAGCAATAAAGAATTCTTCTTGCTCCTTCTTCTTGGCGGCTGCTCGGTCTTTGGCTGCTTGCTCGGCAAACTTATCGGCCTTATCCATTTGCGCTGTGCGCTCTTTGATCTTATTCCAAACGTCAATCTTGCCAGCTTGCATAAACAGCATTTGAAGTTCACCCTCAAATTGCCGTGTTTGCTCTAAAGCCATTTCAATCTGGATAGCAGTTCCCATGTTGGAAGCCTGACCAGAATCTTTGGCTTCCTTAACTGCTTGAACAGCGTTGCTCTTAGCATCAAAGTATTTGCCCAACACAGGGCCAAGCGAGGCAACATCGTCTACCGTTGAACTCATCTTTTTGACGAGCTTAACGGCTGACTGTATCGCTGCTAGAGCTGTGATTGGGTCAATCATTATTTTTTCCAGTTAGTCCATACAACGCCAATAACGCCAAGAAAACCAGTGATATACATCATTGGCTTGGCAAGTGACGCCATCATGTCAATTACCCTCATAGCGCCTTTAAACGCCTGAAAAGTATCAATTAGCTCTTTAGTGTTGCGGTCAATCGAATCTACCTTGGCTTCAACTTCTAGCAAGCGTTGATAGATTTGCTCATGGCTGATTGGCGTTTCCATTTTTGACCCACGGTAAAGGAGGATTGGCAGAAATAGCAGCCAGTTGACGAGCTAATTGACCCGCTACTTGGGCTTCTGTGTCTGGTTGCAGATTAGTCGTAATTGTAGTTGTTTCATTAGTAATTAGGTCTGTAACGCTATACGTTACAGGCTCAAAGCACCAAGCCAAAACTTGAGACTCTTGCAGGTCGTTGTAGGCTGTGAATGGATTAGCTGGCTCCCCTAACTTAGCCGTTCCAGCAGCCGCAGCGGTCAGGTTGTTTACGTCATCCGTACCGACACACATCCAATCGGCGTAGATAACAACACCGTCAGCGGCGTTGTTCACCGTCATCTTAGGGATTGACCATTTGTATGTGATAGCCATGATTTACCCAATAATCCATTGAGAACCATTGCAAAAAACAGGGACAGCATTAGAACCACCGCCAGCGACCACATTCCCGTATGTCGTGCTAGTTGCATCGGTTACAAAACTTCTTGCGCCTGTAATGTTTGTAGAAGTAGATGGTAAAGTAGCCACGGTAACAGGAATTGTCACAAAATGATTTGTGTGAATACTTCCATCTTCCGTACCGTACAAATAACCTTGAGAAAATATGCTGCCACCAGAAGCAATCGTTCCAGTAACAATAGCGTCAACAGTAAGAAAGTTATTGGCAAGAATAACAACTTCTTTTGTAATGCTCGAACCAACATTGATAATTGTTGGGAAAGCTGAAAAGTAATTGCCCGTAATCGAAACACCAACTGAAGTAGCGTTAATAAATACAGGTGTAATTAAATGGTATCCATCACCATTAAAATAATTACCAATAACATTTAAACCAGTTCCAGAAAAAGAAATCCAATTGCTAGTAGGTGAACCAGAAACGGTTGTTACATCTCCTAACCAGCACCCTTGCACAGTTAATCCAGCAGCAGCAGTGACATAAATACCACTGGCTTTTGCACCTGTTGCATCACCTTCAAAAGCACAGCTTTTAAAACTAACGCCAGCAGGAGTGGTAAGACCCACAGAATAATCTGTTTGACTGCCAAAATCACATTGGTCAAAAACAATAGCGTTATTACCAGAGCCAACTATATTTTTAGTTCCACCTCGCACATAGCAACGAGTAATTTTTATGTCAATGCTATTGTTGATATTAACAACTTCAGCAGCCGTTGAAACCATTGAAAAATGACAATCTTCAATGTTGCCGTTAAAAATAGAAACAGATAACAAATTGCCAGTAGCAGAAGCATTTGTTCCTCGAATGTCAAGCATCCGAATGTTGCACCAACGAGTGTTAGTGGCGCTCATGCTAAAAAATGGACTTGACGATGCGCCAGAATAAATAATCCGTGAACCACCAAGATTTGTATTGTCTGCGCCTTCACCAACTAAACTTAAACCGACAACAGTTGAAGACAACGACAACGTATTGGCGCAAGAGTATGTGCCTTTAGGAAAAAACAAAATAGCACCGTTATAAGCAGCGGCAGCATTTAAAGCAGTCTGAATTGCTGAAGTGCTATCTGCTACACCAGTTGGGTCTGCGCCATAGTCCAGCACATTAAGCACCGAGCCTGTAATCATTGAGAATGATGCTTTTGTTAAAGACATAATGTTTCCTTAGACCATATACGTTGTTGAAAATGCCCAATACAGACCAGTAAAAGTAGCTGTTGTCATTGAAGAAATAGACGTTGCATTGGAGGCAATTGTGGCAAAACAAGTAACACCAGGTGAAGCCCCGCTCATGTCTTTCATCGCCACCGATGCACCTTGCTGGCTGTTTGATGTAAAAGGCAAGCCGCCGATACTAGAAACGCCCGCAACAGAAACGCCATTGTTTCCTATGTAATGTAAAGTAACCAAACGACCAAATCGTGTGTATTTAGCATTTGCTGTTGTTGGGTTTGTTGTCCATCCTGAATAAGTAGGTGTCCAAGTACCTTCTTCATACCAAGTCAAATTCTGGCTTGTCATTCCCGATGCGGGAGTGTTGGCTGTGAAATTGATGCCTTTACCTGCTGTGCTAGGCACAAAATTTCCAATGTTAGCAAGAACGTCAGCAGTATTTACCGTAGCAACATTTGTATTACTGACTTGAAAATTTATTGCCAAACCGCCAGTACCGCTAGAATTTGCGTAGGTTTTTAAATATCCTGTTCCAGCAGTGTCTGAGAACATAGCCATGCCGCCAGTCGAATAGTATGAAGCCATAGTGCCACGGGCTTCAAATCCTTTTGCGGTGCTTATCTGATCTCCACCAACAACTGTACCAGTTGTAGTTAATGAAGCAGCACTAACGGCTCGACCAGCAGTTAAGTTAGCAACAGAAACACTATCAGTAACACCAGACTGATTGACAGGAACAATCTCGCTACCCGTTAAAGGAGTAGTGGCTGATGTTAACGCTGATATTTTTGTGTTAGCCATAATTTATTATTTAGGAAATTAACCCAAATGTTTTCCAAGTTCCCGGCGTTCCCGCTGTTGTGCATACCCAACCAATGTATCCGCCAGACGTGGGGTTGGTGTTCCATACAATAAAGTTTTTTGGATATGTACCAGAAGTAGGAGTGGCCGAACCATACGACTGCAAAGGAACTCCAACATTTTGAGCAATGTTCCATGTAGATGTTGTAATATCCGATACACCATTAGCAAGTGCATACCCAGAAACATTTAATATGGATGCTCCAGTTGCTGATTCATTTAATCTAAGAATACAATTATTTGACGAATATAGTGTTACCATAGCGGTAATTCCGCTACTATATCGAATGTTAGTAAGTTCGCTGTTGTATAAATTGTAGTAAGACGATGCAGGATTTCCTGACATTAAATTAAATGATGTTGCATCGTAATGATTAATAAAACCATCTCTTTGTTTAATGCCATAGAAATACTGTTGAGCAGTTCCAGCATCACCAACCAAATAATGAATAGTTGGTGATTGGCCTTCAAATAAAGAGTTATGCCAAACAACATCACCTAAAAAGATACCAGTTCCAGGGTCAACTTCATATTGGCAAAGAACACCCCCTGCACTAGCACCTGATACCACAAAGCCAGAATAAATGTCATATCCAGCTTGGCCTTGGAATCTTATTGCTACAACCGACCCGCCGTAAGGCTCAAAAAAAGTTGGCTTAAACATGGTGTTATCCGTGTTTGAGCTTGGGAAAATAGTGCCATTTGTAGAAACAATGCCAATGTTATTTTTATTTGAAGTTATGAAAGCAGTATAGTTTCCCGTTGATTCTGTATTGCAAAATCTTGGCGAATACCATACGCTGCTTTCTGCTGCAATTGCAACACAAGCAGCTTTTGAAAATTGCCCTTGGATATTAAGGTTTTTAATGCGACTACCATTACAGTTTTGCGATACTGTTGACCTAGCCAACAATAATCCTGTTTGTGCAATTACTCCATAAGTCCCAATAGTGAATTCTTCAAGTTCAATATTGTTAGACCCAATGCAATCTAAAACAATAGCACCTGCTTGTATTCCAACTATTCGGCTTGAATTTATACCTTCACCAACAATTCTAAGATTTTTCCCAAAAGCATAGTCTGGGCCAAAATTAGATGCGTTAATAGAAGTTACGTTATATGTACCCGTAGGAAGTAAAAGCATACCGCCATAAGTGGTAGAGTTCAAATACGCAATTGCGTTATTGATGGCGGCTGTATCATCAGTTGATCCATCGCCTTTAGCACCAAAGTCTTTAACGCTAACCGATTCTTGCAACTTAGCTTGAACCGTAGTGGTTACTGCGCCTGTGCCGCCTTGGTTGTAGGTAACATCAGTGGCAGGAACAATGTTGGCATTGGTTTGCAAAACAGCAGTCGTAAAGTCCACCACAGCGCCCACATGGAGGCCAGTAGTGAAGGTGACGACAGTAGCTGAGGTTTCGGTGTAATTAACGCCTACGATCTGCTTTAAACCGTCTACAAACACAACCAAGTTATTAGTCCCTGGCACATACGACATTGTGGTCAGCGTAAAGACCGTTTGACCCGATGTAGCCGTGAAGGTTTGTTCTTCAATGTCGTAGGTTTGATTGCCCGAGGTCAGGGGAGAATCAACTTGAACGTCCCAAACCAAGTTACCGTAAACATCATAAACTTGCTGACGATACGAGCCAGTACCGTAAGCGATACATTGACCATTGGCATCTAAGACAACAGGATTGGTATTTAAAACAGTACCAGCAGAGTTTTGATATGTGTTTTTAAATGTAGTGGTTGAAGGAATGTAGTAATAGACCTTGCCACTAGCCAAAGGCTTGCCATTGGAATCAATGAACTGCTGTTTACCGTTTGGGAGGATACCGTATGTCATGTTAGATGCTTTCTAAATTCATATCATTGTTGATTAACACCAACACCGATCAAAGCAGGATTCGCTAAACGCATCAAGTTTAACCCTTGACGCTGCGGTGCAATACTAAAAGTTTCAGGATTGATTAACTTTTGCGTAAGTGCGTCTAGGATTGCTTCGTTCTTGGTTTGCATCAACGATTGCCAGCCTTTACCAATACCAGCGCCAATCATGCCGCCAGCAGCAGCACCAGGAACACCGCCTAGGGCAAACCCTGCACCAGTACCCAAAGCACCGCTCAAAGTTCCAGTAGGCAGCATGGAAGTCAATGCGCCAACCTTTCCAGGCAATGCAGTCTCAAGCATATTCTG